CCTGCAGAAATCCATGTGTCATTTAAATCTTTAATATTCATAATTTTTGTTCTCCTTTTATTTTAAAAGTTGTAGTTTCTTATTAATTAGACTTTCCGTGTCTTTTTTTTCTTGCTTTGGAATTTCTTCTTTTTTCAAACTTAAAGATTTAGGAACATTTCTATACTTAGCAAATAAATCATCGCTGACTGATGCTGCTACAGTATTTTCATCTAATATTTCGTCACATAATCCATAATTAAACGCTTCCTGAGCAGATAACCATGTCTCATTGTCAAGTAAGCTATCTAACATATGACCAGGAAGCTTTTCTCCGGCCTTCATTAAGTAACTTTCTTTCATAGATGAACCAATTTTGTCCAAATCATCAGCTGCTTTTCTAAAATCTTTAGCATTTCCAGCCATTACGTTCCATGGATTATGGACCATCATCATGGCGTTTTTTGGCATAAAAATAGCGTCACCGCTCATTGCGATAACACTTGCGATAGAGGCTGCTAAACCATCTACATAAACATTAACTTTTGCTTTATGCTGTTTCAGCATCGATCCAATAGCTACACCTTCAAATACTGAACCTCCTGGACTATTTATATGAAGATTAATAGTTTCGATGTCTCCCAATTTATCTAAGTCTTTTTTAAAAGAATGAGCTGAAGTATCTCCTTCCCATTCCCAACCAGTTGGGACAACCTCTCCTAAAATAGAAATTTCTGCTGCTGCGTTCGGCAATATAACCATATTCCAAAATTTATTAGTCTTCGTCATTTTCTTTCTCACCGCCTTTCAAATCTTTAACAGATTCAACTCCTGCTTTAGAATTTTGTAGAGTAATTAAATTATCTAAGAATGTGTAGTTTAACGTCATAACTGCACGGTCACCCATTTCAGGTTCATAAGGAGAATCTTCATTTCTAGCTCTAACCTCATTTAAAGTGCTGACACCACTTTCTATTTTTGTTTTATCTACTTTAGCCCTTGTTTCAGAATCTCCTCGTAATTCGCTATCGAGATTAAATTTAATATAGTAGTCTTGATCCTGTTCACTTTCGCTAAATAACTTTGTATTCCACTCTTCTTCGATTCTTGTAATCCAAGGTTGCAAAGTATTTTTCACGTACTCTAAGGCTTGGTGTTCAATATTAGAATACGTAGACCTACCTAGTTCATTAAGTTTATGAAGCGGAACTTTGAAAATTGCTGATATTTTTTGTTGATTATATTTTTGCGATTCTATAAATTGCATATCTTCTTGAGAAAATCCAATTTGCTGATACTCTAGTCCACTATCGACTACAGCAATAGAATCACTACCATTAACTTTCTTCCACTCATCCTTAGCTTTAGTCTTTGCATCTTTATCTAATAAGCCAGGAACCCTCAATATACCTTTAGGAGAACCACCTTGTTCAATTAAATTAATATTAAATTCATTCGCTAGTTGATTGGATTCAGCACGTTCAGCAATAACTCTAATTGGCGATTTACCATGTATTCCATCACGAGTAAAGCCTTTGATATGAATAATTTCCCATGGTTGAAATATAACTTGCTTGCCGTTAATAACAGTTTGATAAGTTAGCTTGCCTGTTAAATCAACATTTGCTTCAGTAGAATTTGGTAATGGAATCAGACTGACTACTTTGCCATTTTTATCTTTATTGATAGCTGAATAATGGTTACCTGCTATTAATACATCAACCATTAGTAGTTTTTTATAGTCGCTTATGCTCATAATATCGTTAGGCTTAGCAGTTAATAATTTAGCAATATTATGATCTTTTCTTCCTATACGTTCGATAGCACCATCTGTTTTTTTGTAGATTTTTACTGGAAGTTTAGCAATATCATCACTCAAGATATTTACACACGCATAAATATCATCAAAAACGTCTGCATTATCCACTCTAACTTTTTTTCTTCCTTCTCGATTAAACAAACCTGTTAAAACATCCCAAGCATTTCCTTCTGTTACTACTTCTTTTGCGCTGTTGCCGCCATCGCTAGAAGCAAACAGCTTTTCTACAATCATTTATCATTACCTCCTACCTTGTTAATTTTCCATGTAGCGAGGACTGTGCATACTCCCGACACAAATAAGCCCACATCCACATTGAATCGGAATATCGGTAAAAATATAAGCACTATACCTATTAAAAATAGGAAATCAGTTAGTTTAAATCCCATTTACTCACCTTCCCAATTAAATTCAACAGCTTCTTCTACATCCAATGAATCAATAATTTGCTTTTCTATTTTAGATTTAGAAAGATAAATATTACGTTGAACAGTTTTCTCTCCATTTGTAAGCAATTCTTCCTCATAATCATACTTAGCAGTAATCTCTTCTTGCTTTTGTACATAATTAAAAGGACCGTAAACAACTATAACTTTACACCCAAACGCTTCCGTATATTCTTCTTTCATCGCTTTAGCAATTTCTACATCTACACTTTGCATGTTAGCTATAACTAGCAAATTTTTTGATTCAATAAAATGGTTTTCCATTGTTATCCTCCTCTTAAAAACTGAAATCATCACTCATAATTCGTTCGTTTAAGTCAATTCTAAAATCATCATACATCGCACGAGCAAAAGCATTTATCACTGCTGCTATTGGGTCAATACGCCCATTAGAATTTGATTTTTCTTTTGATATTTTAATGTTTTCTTGGTCATCTGTTTTTACAACCGAATTATTAATCGCTGTCTTTAATAACTCATCCCCCAAGTGATAGACATCCCCTTGATAAACAACTTCTCTAAAACGCTTAGTAGGCGTACTTAATTGAGATGTTGCTTGTGGAATTTCAACCATTGTTTGTTCTTCGCCTAGCACCTGAGCGTAATCACCTGCATTCCATTTATCAAAACCATGCTCTCTAATCTCATGTTTCTTTCCAAAATCAGAAGCGTATTTTTTAACAAAACGATAGTCCACAACGTCACCTTCAGTAACATCTAGCAATCCTCTATCTCTAAATAAATCGTATCTCACTTTATCTTTTGCCATCCGTTCTTTGAACCAAGCTTCTGGAGTGAATGAATGCTGCATAACAAAATATTTCCCATTCTTAACAGCAACCGTTCCGACACTGGTTAAATCCGTTGTCATTGATAAATCAGTACCAAGATATATGTGCCATTCTGATAAATCCAGATTTCCATCTACATCTAAAATCCCTATTTCTTGAGCTTTTTCAATTGAAATTTCACAATCATTCCATTTAGAAATCTTCATATATCCTTTAGGCTTGTGATCCACCCAAATATTAAAAACTTTTGTTAGTAACGAGCGCATCTTTTCATCCATTTCAAGTGCTATCGCTAATGCTGATCTAATTGAATCTATACCTGCTTCATAAGTAGCAAGGATAGGGTTAGACTTTATCCAGTTGGTTTCATCTTTGATATCGTCACCTTCGTCTAATTTACAAATCAATCCAAAATATTCGTCATTATCAACTTCTAGCTCAGGGTCTAATATTTTTCGTACATAATCAAATTCTGCCACACAAGGGCTATTTAAGTTAAACCCAGCTGTAGTTATGATTATTAATAACGGCTCTTTACGAGCGCTCATACCAGAGTCTATGACATCATATATTTCGCTTGTTTCATGAGCATGATATTCATCAATAATCCCAACTGAGGGGTTTTTACCATCCCCTGTTTTTCTAGCTTCTTTTGATAAAGGAATAATTACAGATTTATTTTTCAGAACTTTAATGGTTCCGTAGGTTTCTTTCCATTTACCGTCTAGCAGTTCACTATGGCTAATTCCATCCCTAACAGCTTCATAAACTTCACTTGATTGATCTCTCGTCCAACCCGCAATATACATCCTTTGCTTTTCATCACCAATAAATGCGATAAAGGAGCCCAATATTGCTTCGAATTGAGATTTAGCATTTTTACGTCCTAATTGAACATATGCTTTTCTTACTAATCTAGCTCCATTTTTATACTTAATAAAACATAAAATAGCAGCCCCTTGAAACAATTGAAAATCAGTTAGTTCTACTGGACATCCAGCTAACACGCCCTCGACATGTTGAAATTCATACGCCCACCAATAAAAATCTTCCAGTATCTCAACATCAAAATAATAGTAATTATCACTTTCTTTCGATTTCTGATACATTCTCTTAAATCTTGCAACAGCCCATCTATGCTCGATACATGCATTAATTGTTCCGTTGGTTATATCTTCACAGTAACTAAGGACTCTTTCTTCAAATTCATTCATATTCTATTAGCAAACCTTTTTTCCCCTTCTGTTTTCGGAGGTTCTTCTTTCTTCTCAGGAACAACAAGCTTACATCTGCTGCTAATAGTGAGTCCTAAATCTGTAGCTGCCGCTCTAGCTTGTTTAAACATTCGTTCTTGAGTTTTAGATATTTTGTCAAACGCTTCTAAATCATCCAAAGCATCTTCTCTTACCATTTTTTTACTCAAACGTTGATAAGTATCTTCAGACACTAAATACCTAGCTAGCGCCTCATTATCTAAATTACTCATAATTCCAATTTTAATTAGTTCCTCAGATATTTCTTTAAACCTTTTTTTTAGTCTTGCTGGCAAATAGTCAGGAGGTTCAACTTTATCGTTTGGAGCAACTAATTCTTCTTTTTTGCGTTTTTTTATTTCTTCTTTTGTTAGGTGTTTTTTTCCTTTATGTTCTACTAAACTAATCGGTTGTTTGTTTCTCCCAGCCATATTGTTTCGCCTCCTTTTTCGCCTTTTTTGTTTTTTTATGCATAAAAATAGCCAACCTATTGCTATGACAGCAATTACGATTGACTACCCTTCTTATTTCTCACTTTCAAGAATGCTGTTAAACCAACGTTTCTACCCTTCAAAAAAACTTTCAAAAAGGGAATTTTGTCTGAAGAAGAGGGCACGTTCTTTTGTGTAAAAATTTCTGAAACATTTTGAATAGGGAGGGTGGTTATTTATTCATACTCCCCAGCTTCCTCTATCGTGCTTGGCAGTCTTTCTATTGTGGTGGCTTACGGTCATTGCTTGCCAATTACTTTCATCCCAAAAGAGTTTCTTATTCCCTTTGTGAGCTGTCTTATGATCCACAACAGTTGCTAATAGTTTCTTACCACTCTTCTTACAATCAACACACTCACAAAACGGATGACGAAGTAAGAAGCTAGCTCGTCTCTTTCTCCACTCTGCATTGTATAAGCTTGCGTGCTTCTCTGGTCTATAGTTGCTATGTGCTTCACAGTAAAGCTTGTCTGTTAGCTTCCCACATGTTGGAAAGGCACAAGGTTTAAGTGGCATCTTAGGCATTGCCATCACCTGTCATGAATGGCTGTAGTACAGCACGGATGTAATCCTCTTTCTTATATGGTCCTGACTCTAATGCAATCACATCAAACTCTCGGTGTAATTTGCACAACGCTTCAATTGTTGGCGTTAAAGTTCCTGATGCATTGATATCTTCTAATAGCTTTTGTATAACTGAACCAAACATTCTTAACTCAATTGCTTTCTTAACCATAGCCTCCTGGTCCTCTACTAGCCCCCATGAGGCCTGTAGGACGTCTAGGTACTCATTAACTACCGCATCTGCTTTCTTCTGCTTCTTCTTATGATCTTGCAGTATAGGTTTCTTATTCTTAGTCATGCTATATCACCACCCTTTCTTATTGAGCTTTAACATATTCCCGAAGGCTTCACGTCTATCTAACGTCCCATTCCTTTTACTACCTGTCTTACGTTCGTCAACTGAGGTTAACTCTCTAAAGGTTTCTGCCCTGTCGTTAGCTAAACTCATACCTTGCATTAGACGGTTCATTGCAGCCGCTGCTTCTTCCGCTGCTACGCCCGCCCGCTCGCTCAACTAAATATCTTTGCCATTCATAATCCACAATCGATTCCGATTCACTAGCCTCTGCCATAACTACCACCTCCTAATTTTATGTATAAAAAAAGACACTCGATTGAGTGCCGTTGTTAGTTAGCTATCCCTCTTCCATCAATTTCTCGTAACAAGCCTTAATCACTTTAGCATCATACAAAGCATTGTGTTTAGCTCCTTCAACTGAGTCAGCAATAAATTTCTCTCTTGAAATATCTGGATCAATTCCTTTTAACTTAAATACTGTACAAATATCAAATGGGATGTAATAGACATTTTCAGGAATGTCAAATGCAGTACCGAATATATTGTTGAACAGCACCCAATCGTATGCTAAACAATCCGACCAAATTTCAATCTCATCAAATTGTTTTAGCCACCACTCTAGTTCGTGTTTAACGTGATCTGTAGTCCCAACGCTCTCGAACTCATCGTAACTATCTTTTAATCTGCGGTCGTATTGTGCTTCGCCTAAATAGAGATGATTAATAACGTTGTTTTTCAGCCAATCGTCAACTTTGCTCTCATCGTAATCTGTTAACTCTGCATAGAAACTCTTACCATTTTCAGCAACTAACCCAATGCTTATTAATGTTGTGCCTTTGTGAAGCCCTGTGAATTCTGTATCCATAAATACTTTCATGGTATCACTCCTTTATTAACTCATAAGTCTGTTCAAATATATCAGGCTTGCACGGATAGAACTCTCCTTGTACGTCTTTGATGATGTAGTCGCCATTCTCGATAAACATATTCCCTTCTAAGGTTCTAACATAACCTAGACTACTTCCTAGGAATTGTGCATCTGACATTATTATGCAGTCTGCGTTTATTTCTTTTAATAACCAAGATGGATAAGTTGATAGATTATCGTTTTTGAATACTTGCCACGCTTCAATCACTACTGGTTTCTTTCTGTACTTAGTCATTGCTCCATCCTCCTATTTTTTTACTGCTAGTTTTTGCAGATGTAAAGCATTTAACCGCATAGTCTACTGAATCACAAATCATTAGCACAATAAAAAATGTTAAAAAAGGATGCTGCGACATAAATTCAAATACCTTCATGCTATCACTCCTTTATAGTTTATGTAATGCCGTAG